TTGTATTTGCTTTGCAGCTTCTTCGTATGTCATCGTAGCCTCCTTTAATAATCAATAGCCTCTTCCCGTGTTATGAAAAAATGTATGCCTGCAGCGCATTCGTTCCATCTGTCTTCATTAAAATTTTCTACTTTTTCTCCACAAAAAGGGCACGGTTTTAATTTGATGTCATTCACTCTTTTGTTTCGCCTCCTTTAGTAGTTTTTGAAAGTCTATATATTGCTGATTTATTTGTTCGTGTAAAATATTATTATTACGTGCTAACATCATTATGTGGTCAATCAGTTCTTTCCTTGTCCATTTCATTAAATAGGTCTTACTGTATTCCTTTTCAATCATTGGAGGAATATCTTCCACCATATCTTCTATATTGGGTATTTCTTTAATAGCCTGCGGTACTGCACCCGCTAATCCGTCATTTTTATCATTCGGGGACCATTTCATGCCATATTTTCTAAATGTAATTTCAACCGCTGCCAAAACATCTTCTTTAGTTACTAATCCGGAATCTATCCTGCTCATTCTTCCACCTCCATCTTTAAAAGGTCTTCCACTGCCCAAGGTTCCTCGTCGTCCCATGCGATAAATTTAAAATCGCTATTTCGGAGTACTACATAATTGCCGGAACCTATGCCCCAAATTCCGGTCTCCCTGTGTGGTTTGTTGATTTGAGAATGAAAAAGTATTCCGTCCTCATCTCTTGCTATATATCCTTCGCCCACCATTTCGCAAAATCCTCGTTCGCGTTTTGTCAGCGTAGGCGTTGCTTCGGCAAATAACCATTTAATAGTGTTTATTGAGCAAATCTCGCCGTTGCGCTCAAAACTAAACTCGCAAAGAGGGCATGGTATTTTTTTGCAACCAGTTATTTTGCCGTCTTTTTTCGCTATATTATCTCCCGTGTTTACTATTTTTAGTATTTCATCTTTGTATTTTTCAAAATTCATCATTTTGCTCATTGTTTGCCTCCTCTGATTTGTTTAGCCCAGCTTGACCGGTTTATCAGTCGCCGCCTCCCATTGAAAGGCAAGTTCTTTGCAATATTCCTTGTCCCATGTAAATGTGCATGATATATGCACCTCGTCATACTCTGGAATGAAAGCTCCCATTGGCGGCATACCGATAAAGACATAGTCGTCAGCCGGTGTATAGCTTGTTCTTTTAGGGAATACTCTGATTATCTTCATAATTTCCTCGCTATTTAATAAATTACATTTATTATCCTGTAATTTCCTCCAAGACGTACTGCCTCAGAAATCTATTTGCGTACTGTGGGTGTATCAGACTTCGTTTAACTTGGTCTCTCACTTCTTTTATCTTAAACTGCTCGACATACTCTATCGGTTCAAATAATATATTGTTTTTCGGTTCGCAGCCGATAAAAAAATATTGGGTAGGTTTCTTGTAATGGTCACCATTTATCCGCCTATCCTTGTCGATTACTGCCGGCTTAACCGGCCAATATCTGGTAAGATAGTGCTGTGCAGAATACGGATTTTCAATCACCAATGGGATTTCCCGCTCCAGGCAGACAACAACCAGCTTTGTGACTATGTTATATAGGAAATGCAGCTCGTCGTGCCAATCTAGGGAATACTGTAGTTTTTTATCTAACGCCCAATTTTTCATAGCGTTGTTAACACCACGGACATTTAATATGGACTGATCTTCAAATCTCACACATGGGAAAAATGCTATTATCATATCATCTGTTTTGATATTATTAAAAATTGAACACTCCAATCTGTATGCTCTTTCGATTTCCAAAAATAGGTCTATGATATGATCTGTTTCGCCAAAATCGTTTCGTATATCGTAGTCGTAAGCTTCATGACCCAACTTTCTTAATTCATTTTTAAATGTGCCGGATTGCTCGAAAAATATATGATACATTATTGTCCTGCCTCCCACTCTCGATAGATTGTCAATGGGCGGAGAATGCGCTACTACATATTGAATCGCCTTTTGATTTTTATTGTTTTCTCCGCCCACTTGATAGGCAATCCGTCTACTATTACTACCTTTGAATTTTACTTTAGCTTCGCTTGCCGGATCGCCGTTCATTCGGGGTCATCGCCTATTCGTGACAGGCTCGCCCTGGATTTCATGAAATCGTTGGGGCGGGACTTTTGGCGCCCGCCATACCTATACATAAAGGGAGCTTTTAGAAACAGTTCTATAGAAACGAGTTCCTCCTCTCTTTTAAATATTCGAGCTTTCGAGATGGTGAAACAATGCTGCTCCCTTTATTTCATATATTGTTTGCTTTCATGTATTCCAGTGCCTTATACTTGCCGTAAGATAGTCCTTGCGAGCGCGCCATTTCGTTTATTTTATCAATGCGCGATTGATTTATCTTTATCGAATTGCATTCTGCTTCTTTCGTTTCGCGCTTCTCCTGGTTTACGATAGTCTGTCTCTTCCGGCGGCAAACTTCTGAACATGTAACTGCGTTCTTCCTTTGACTGTAGAAATTGCCGCCGCATACTACGCATATTTTTTTATGTAGCATTTATGATCTCTCCTCTTAATATCAGTACGCTTTCGGTATATTCGCTTGTAACGCCGACTTCACGGTTAAAATCAGCCTTAGCGGTTCCTGCGTTATATGCCGTGATGGCCCATTCCACGCTGCCGCTGTCTAGCAGTTCCGCCAGCAGATCAATTCCAACGGTCACGTTCTGATATGGGTCCGCTAGGTCTGTTACTCCCAGCTTGTCCATTCTCGCACTGTGCCATTTTGGCTGAATCTGCATCAGCCCTATACTGTTTCCGCCGTCGCCGGTCAATCCTGGGTTATATCCTGATTCCTGGCCTATAATTGCTAATACCAGGGGCATGTCCACGTCGTAATGGTCACATAGTTCATTTATGTGCGACTGCAGTTCTTTATCCAGTGGCACGTCGTACATCGGCGCCGGTTCTTCCGCGTGCATTTCTTCGGCGCTGGGGTTTAATGCCGCGTCCACTTCCGGGGTTTGCGGAAATCCCATTATGACGAACGCCAGCACTACCGCCAGCAGAAACAGCCATAATATTATTTTTTCTCCGTTACATTTTTTCTTCATCGATTGATTCTCCATTGTATACTATTTTGCACTTATGACGATCTTCCTCTGGTGCAATTGCTTTTATAAAATCAGCAGCATGGACGTAATGCCTGAACGCCGCCATAGTCATAAAATTTGGTTCTTCAAACTTTCCGCCCGGACATTCGATTTTTACAGCCCAATTTAACCTATCCATTTTTATGCCTTTCCGTATGACTCGTATAGTTCTTCAAATTCACACTCCAGCTCTTCTATTCTCTTCTTCAATATTACGGCCTGGCTTAACCAGCCTTTATTCTCGCAATATTTTCTGTATTTCTTTAATTTCGTGATTTCGTGCGGTATTGCGTTGATTCTCTCCGCCCTGTTATATTGAATGGTTTCCATATATTACCCCTATAATTTCTTTGGCGTTTTGGCCGTTGCTGTTGCCGGTCGCCAGTATTGATTTGTAATTTCCATCTGCGAATATAACCGTTATTATTTCATCATTTGTGACGTCATCATATGAATATGTGATCATATCCAGCATATTGTTTTCCTGATCTGCCTGAAGAGCGATGTCTAATTCTCTTATGAAATATTTTTTGTTATAGTATTCTTTGAATTTCATTGTTCCCTCTTATTATTTTTATGTAGATTGAAAGGAGGTGGCAAAATGGATAAAAGTGATAAGCAGTTGGCCGTAGAATTAGCTTGCGCAGTAATAAATTCAATGAAAATAGTTAAACCTATTACTGGTGATGATGTTAATTCTATCCTTGAAGATTGTTATTCTGCAGTCACTTCTTTAGAGGATTTTGACGACGGTATATAATTTTCCGTGAAAATCTCCTGATTTTGCTCCATGTAAATTCTAATTGCATGGAGCTCTTCATTTATGCTTTTTAGCAATTCCACTATTTCATTCATAGATAGCTCCTCCCGATCATCTGGATCCAGTCTTCTCTCGCTCTTTCTGGTGATACACCCTGTTTTATGTTCTGGTTTTCCCACTTCTTCTGGAAAAATTTCTTCAACGCGAGATTTCTCTTTTGGGCGCGATCGGTTATGTTCTCTGTTATTTCTCTGTGGCACTCCGGGCACAGGTCTACTTGGAAACCCTCTATTATGCTTGTCTGGCGGTTTGCGCCGCCGTATACTTCGTGGCGCTCTGCATATGGCGTATTGCAGAATATGCAGTATCTGTTAGGCTTGTCTTTCCAGCCGTTATATGACGGCTTTTTCTTTTTGTCCCTTGGTTTTGGAATTGCACAGGTTTTGTAATAATCTATCATCGTTCTCAGCTCCTTTTTTCATTCGTGTGTATCCGGCGGCTTTAAACGCGCGTTCGGTGAGCGTTTCTTTAATTTTTTCCAGCTCCTGCGGAGAGTAGTCCGCCATGGGCTTATCGTTTATGTATATTTCAATTTTCATGACGTCTCCTTTCCGTTAAATTTATGAGCTCTTATCTTTGTCCTATGAGAAAAAAATGTGTAAAATAAATGCTGCAGCGAGAATAGATGTGGACAGGTTTATGATTGTAAGATGTCTTTTATATTTTTTATTTTCTTCTTTTTTTCTCTCGCCGGATATATGCCGAAACTTTGAGAAATTATATTCAATTTCTCTTACTTTTTTTGCTAGTTCGTCTAGGTACTCGGGAACAGTTAACACCTCCCATTCTCCGGCCATTATTTTATATAATGCGCACTCCGCATTGTCATACAGTGGTCTCCCGTTTGCGTAAAAAATTGAATCATTCTCCTTGTAGATGAGGTGGCTATTCTGATACACCTCTTCTCCCTTTAGCCTGAGTGCTGTCCCTTTCTCCCTGGCCTCTTTTAGCGCGTCTTCAAATTTCATTTTTGCTCCTCACTTTTTAAAAAGGTTTTGGGTTATTAAATCTTTCTTCCTTTTTCTGATTGATTTTTTAATTATTTCCTGTTTGCACCACGGACAAATATCTAATGTAATATTTTCCTCTTGATGGGTATTCGGCGGCGCCGGAACCGTGTTTTTTATGACTGCGGATATGTACTTGCACCCATTTTCGACACAATATCCACTTTTTGCGATATAAGGGATTTGATGTCCGCAAATATCACAAATTACATTTATTTTATTACTCATCTTTTTTTCTCCTTCGTTACAACTCATCATGGTCGCATACTATAAGAAGTTCATCACACCCTGGAAGCGGGGGAAGTCCGTACTCTTTGCGCATTTGGTTTATTGTGATTTTTCCCGCTCCAAGATCATTAAATAGTTTTTCAGCTTTTTCTTTCGTCATTGTTCTTAATGCCTGTTTTATTGCATTGCTTTCGACTTTAATCTCCTCTCTCATCTTTTTCCTCTTATATTCATTTTTTATATTATTGTCCTTTTTTCTCTTTTGTTATATAATTCGTGTGACGGGAGGTGCGACATGGATAGTGACTTCAAGCAAATTGTTTTGACTTTTTATGAACGTCGTACTTTGAAAAAATCACGTAAACCTGACGTGCCCGTTGGCAAATGTCTCTGTTTGCTTCGCCATGGTTTAGTAATTGAAAAAACATCTGGAAAGCCGGGAGAAATGCCGATCGGAACAGGGTTTTGCACCATATCTCCTCGTGGTATAGATTATCTGGCCTTTAGGCGAGATTTGAGCCGCGAAAGATTCTGGATTCCATTTTCCGTCAGCATTGTAACCACCCTACTATTAAACGGAATATTACAGTTGTGGTCGTAGCCACCATGGCCGATAATAAAGATGTTCTTATGATGTCTTTTGTTTCAGGCTTAAGCTCTTTTCGTTCCCTCATCTTCTCTCCTCTTTATTTCTCGTATGTTCGTTTAGTTTACTATAGTAAACTTTTATAGTAAAAAAATTTCACCCACACTTTTATCTAGTGAATTTGCAATCTTTATCAATGTGCTTATTTTGACGTCTATATCTTTTCCCGTTTCTAAATGGGATATTATTGTTCTTGCAACGCCCGATTTTTCTGCCAATTCTGATTGAGAAAGCATTGCGGCTTCTCTTATATTTTTTAATTTATTTTCCATATTTGCCTCCTTTCAAGGTCAGTTTACTATTGTAAACAGCATTTGTCAAGCCTTTTTTGTTTAATTTCGTAAACTTTTTATTGACTTATTTTTACGATATTGTATAATGGAGTAAACAAAGGAGATGAAACAGTGAAATTAAGTGAAATAATTAAACAATATAGAATTCAAAACAACTTTACAATGCAAGACTTTGCCGAGCGCGCAGGTTTGAGCAAGGGATATATTTCTATGCTCGAAAAAGGTAAGCACCCTCAAAGCAATCGAAAGTTAATTCCATCAATTCAAACCTACGCTAAAGTTGCTGCTGCTATGAATTTGAATATTGACGAACTATTCAGCCAATTAAATGACAGCGAAATGGTTCGATTAGGCACTACAGAATCAGCCTCTGCTCCACTCCCTCAAAATTCTCTTTCTTGCGACGAGAACCAAATTATTACTGCTTATCGAATGGCAGACGATATAACCAAAAATATGGTAAAGCGTTGTTTGGGTGTTGAAAATAATAAAATCAGTGAAATAAAAGTTTCTAAAAATACTGATATTCTCCGGGCGGCCCATAAGAGAACCGATATTAAGACTACTGAGGAAATGGACAGATTTGACGAAGATATAATGAATGATGATGACTTTTAACTTAGCGGCGGAGGTTGCTATGAAATACGATATTTTAATTGACGAGGCGCTATCCGAGGGATTGATCGTAAAAGAAAAGCCCCTGCAGGGCAACGACGGCCTGATTGTGGGTAATCGTATCGCGATACGAAAAAGTATAGAAACTACTGCACAAAAATCATGCGTTTTAGCTGAGGAACTTGGCCATTATCATACCTCTGTCGGTGATATTTTAGATCAAACGTCATTAGATAATCAGAAGCAGGAGTTAAAAGCCCGGCGCTGGGCATATGAAAAAATGGTTCCTGTAGAAAATATCAGGTTTGCCATCGCAGACGGTCATGTTGAAATATGGGATATGGCTGAATATTTAGATGTGGACGAAGAATTTCTAAGAGAGGTTTTGGAATATTATGCTGTTGTTGGCAAGATGATATTTCTGGATAATGTGGGATAGGAAATATAGGCAGGAGGCAATTATGACCGATTTACAAGTAAAAAATGAATTATTGTTTGAAGATATTAAACACGTCGATGAGGATGGCGTGGAGTTTTGGTACGCAAGGGAACTTCAAGCAGTGCTTGGTTATACAGAATGGCGTAATTTTGAAAAAGTAATAGAAAAAGCTAAATTGGCATGTGAAACGGCTGGAGGCATTGAAATTTCCCATTTTGTTGACGTCAACAAAATGGTCTCTTCTGGTGTTGCTGACATACCTATAAAAGATATAATGTTATCGCGTTATGCCTGCTATTTAATCGCCCAAAACGGAGACCCACGAAAAAAAGTTATAGCTGCAGCTCAGTCTTATTTCGCAGTTCAAACCCGCAGGCAGGAGCTTCAGGACAATTTTGAACAGCTGACAGAAGATCAACGGCGTCTCGCGATAAGACAGGAATTGAAAGGCCATAATGCTTCGCTTGCCGAGGCTGCTAAAAATGCCGGCGTTGAAACCCAGAAAGACTATGCTGTTTTTCAAAATAAAGGCTATCAAGGTTTATATGGCGGGTTAAGTGCAAAAGATATTCACGCCAGAAAAGGGTTGAAAAAGAGCCAGAAAATTCTTGATTACATGGGAAGTACCGAGCTTGCTGCGAATCTTTTCCGTGCAACTCAAACAGATGAAAAACTGCGCCGCGATAATATAAAAGGGAAAGAAGAGGCTAATCAAACCCACTATAACGTAGGGAAAAAAGTCAGGGAGACCATTCAGGAGCTTGGCGGTACTATGCCGGAGGATCTTCCTACGCCCGACAAAAGCATAGGCCAACTTGAGAGGCTGGAGCAGAAAAAACTTGAAAAGAAAAAGGAGTGACGCCAAAGTTTAACGTTTGATTACTACCCCCCCCCAGGGTTGTAATATATATCAAAGTAAAATTGGAGGGAAAAGATGAAAAGATTGTATTTGTTAATTTGTTTAGTATGTTGTATTTTTATTGTGGGCGGTTGTTCGTCTGGCAACAGTGATCCAGGTGATGAACTTTCTAGTTTATATGCTGAATATCCTGATTCCCATTCACTTTCAGATTTAGAATATGAAGTTGGCACGGAATTGCAAGTCGATTTTATTACAATGCCTAAGGATTACGATATTTCTAATATAAAAGGAATTATTTCCGAGGGTGATGAAATTGCTGAGTTTCATTTTCAAGATGGTGGCATGATTATAAAATTCATCGAAGAGGGGCGCGCAACAATTCTTTTCGAGTGTGATGGAATTGAAAGTAATAGTTGTACCTTTGTAATTAGGGAATCCGATACGAGCGAAGAGGGGCAAGAATCTGAAATCGGTGATGTATCTTCAGGAAAAGCGTCATCATCTCAAACTAATTCTAATTCGTCCTCAAGTGGAAAATCTTCGAGTCATGGCAATAGTTCCTCAGCTTCTGGCAATCAGTCTTCAACCGCTTCCAGCGGCCAGTCTTCAACCTCTTCGGGTAGTCAGGCTTCAAATACTGATAATTCGTCGAGTTCCGTGAGTAAGCCATCTGATGATGGGGGTACTGTAAGTGCCGGGAAAAGGAACGCCCTCCAAACGGCAAAAAATTATCTTTCCGTGATGCCTTTTTCCAAATCCGGATTAGTTAACCAGTTAGAATATGAGGGCTTTTCTACTGAAGAATCAACTTACGCTGTAAATAATTGTGGCGCAGATTGGAATCAGCAAGCATTAAAAAGTGCTAAAAATTATCTTAATGTAATGCCTTTTTCTAAATCTGGATTAGTTAATCAGCTAGAATATGAGGGGTTTACGAGTTCCCAAGCGAATTATGGCGCAAATAATTGTGGTGCAGATTGGAATCAGCAGGCTGCGAAAAAGGCTAAGGACTATTTAGATATTATGTCATTTTCTAGAGCTGGTTTAATCGAGCAGTTAAAATATGATGGATTTACGCAATCTCAGGCCGAATATGGGGCTAATTCTGTAGGATTATAAGGAGTTATTATGAAAAACGCGGCATGTTATATTCGTGTATCTACCGAAGATCAAACTGAATACAGTCCCGATGCTCAGCTCAAAGAGCTTCGGGACTATGCCGCAAGGCACGAGCTGCTCATCGCGCCTGAGCATATTTTTATTGACGCAGGCGTAAGCGGGAGAAAGGCTTCTAAGCGTCAGCAATTTCAAAATATGATTGCTACTGCCAAGAGCAAAGATCGGCCCTTTGATGTTATTTTAGTGTGGAAATTTTCGCGATTTGCACGTAATCAGGAAGAAAGTATATTATATAAATCTCTTTTGCGCAAGGAATGTAAAGTAGATGTCATATCTATTACCGAAGAAACTAATGGTAATGTTTTCGGCTCTCTCATAGAACGCATCATCGAATGGATGGACGAATTTTATTCCATCCGCCTAGCCGATGAGGTTCGTTCTAAAATGTCTCTCGTTGCCGAAAAAGGTATAGTTCAGACTATTGCGCCGTTTGGATATATGAAAAACCCAGGAGAAAAACTGGAGATAGTCCCGGAAGAGGCGGAATGGGTAAAGATTATGGCTGAAAAGGTATTGAACAAAGAAAATCTTCGCTCTATTTCCGATTATTTAAACAGACGCGGAGTCAGGACCCACCGAGGAGGAAAATTTGAGCCGCGAACTGTTGAATACATTCTGCGAAATAGAACGAATGCCGGGGTTGTCCATTGGACGCCTAACCAGGGTGAACATTCTGAACGCAATCCATATTCTGATAATACTATAATTGTGGAAAATGCATGTCCTGCAATCTATAGCATAGATTATTATAATCAAATAACCGCTGAACTCGATCGTCGAAAAAAGGCTAATAAAAAATATGCTAAAGTAAATGTTGGAAAAAAGCACTGGCTATCAGGATTTTTAATGTGTTCAAATTGCGGTGGAAGTTTGGTATATAGCGCTGCGCATGGTGGCTTTCAGTGCTATAAATATGCAAAAACCCTATGTGATGTGTCTCATTATGTGAGTGCTCGCAAGATTGAGGCTGCGGTAATAGAGGCACTTGAAAGAGTAACCATAACTGATGATTTTATCAAATCCAATACAAAACCAACGAATAGCAAGGCAGCACAGTACGAAGCGTATATCAAAAAACTTGAGGATATGCTAGGCAGAGCAAGACGCGCGTACATTGAGGGTCTTGATACGATCGAAGAATATGGCGCCAATAAAAGCCGTATCGAAAAGGAATTAAATTCCGTAAAAGCGGAGATTGCCGCCCAGACGGTTGAATACAGGCCAAAAGATGATGTTATTAAGCAGTTTAAACAGATTTCGTCGTTGATAAAATCCGAGGCGCCTGATGAGGTTAAGCGCGCCGCCTTTGGTGAAATAGTCGAAAAAGTCATATATTCAAAACCTGATGACTCCATCAAAATATTTTTTTATCTATAATCATACGCAAATGGCATACGGAGGTCCCCATGGTGAACTCGGCGCTTCGCTGCGCTATCTGTCCCAGCGAGTGTCGATGCCTTTCCGCCAGGTGGCCGGAATTCTAAACGATATCGGTACGGAAGAATGCGTACATATATGTTGGAAATGTAATTATATATAATAAAAACAGGGTTCCAGAACCCTGTTTTGTTATATTGCTCATGTAATTGCAAATATTATTTTTTAGTTTTCTTTAGGAGTAACTACTACAGGAGGTAATATTACAGGCGGCTGGCCAAAAGACGAGGTTATCTCCGCAATCAACAATGAGGTTCTACTTATTAGATTTTCTAGCACGAAACCTCCATTTTCTTTAAATTCTTTTGCTAAATCAATTTCTCTCCATTTATAGTCTTCTTTTTTCTCTTTTTTAAATTTAAGTATAGCTCCATATATTACAGTCAATTTAAATATCTCTTCTGGGTCAAATTTTATGGTTCGACTAACAGTTAATTTTACTATATCTTCATTAACATTGGCTTCTATTCTATCAATACAATTTAACATGTGTTTTGGAGCCTGGACGCCAATTTCAATTCTATTATATGAAATTTTGTCTAGGTAAAACTCCTGTTGTTCTTCAAAATAGTCCGCTAAATTCTTAATCATGAGTTAATTATCTCCTTATCAATCTTAACTTCGTCATTTTTAAAAAATGAAAAAATATTGTTATTCATATCTATTAGCTTTCTATCGTATTTATACGTTGATTCATTTTTCATGCCCTCAATTAACACAGGAAGATTATTCCTTAAATATTCTCCCATTTCATTTCCATTTGAAACAAACATTTCTATCGCCTTTTCAACACATGAGTTTAGTGAATCTCCGCTTTTACTTGCTTCATTAGCCAATTTCTTGTGTAATTCTGGATCTATACGCACATTAAAAGTCCCTTTATACTCCTTTTCAGGATTTTTTCCTACTTCTTTACAAAATTCTAAATAATCATCTACAGCAGCACGGAATTCTTTTTCTATACCTTTAATATCTTCACACTCAAAATCCACCAAGTCATTTATTCCCTCTATTTTACCCCTTAAAACACAGTCATTAGCATTGAATTCTATTTTTGTATGATATCCTTTGTACTCAAGTATATTATTCCCTTTCATCTCCTATATCTCTCCTAAATCAAACAGAAAATCAGCCAAAGCTTCAACTGCACCACTTGACATAATATTTCCAGGGTGTGGCTTGTGCAATAAGATCATTTTATTGTCTAGCTCTCTATAAAATTTTATTCTTGAGCCAGATGTTTTCCTTTTAGTATATTCCCTAAATCCCAACTGCATTAGTAAACTTTTTGCTTCGTTATAAGTATAATCTTTAGGTTTCGACCTTATTCTTTCTTTAGCTTTATCCAGTCTGCTCATTATACAACATTCCCGCCAATGCAACTATTATATAGTTGCATTATACTCAATTTGTCTCGTATTGTCAACTTCATACTATTTTGTTTTTAAAAATGACGGGGCTATTTGCCCCGCCATTAACTAAATATTCTCTTTCGCTTCCCGTATAGCCTGCATGTGTTCCCGGTGTTCAGTGTGTAGTTTGCCAAGGTTAACCTCAAGCTTGTCCACTCTCTTTTCTATGTCTTTCAACTTTTCGATGTTTGCTGAATTTTGTTTTTTCATATCAGCCATATCCTCTTGCAGTCGGTCAAGCTTTTTCGCCGTAGAATCAGTAGATTTTACGATCATATCTAGCTTCACATTGACTTCCGTGCTGTGTCTTGTTTCTTCGACGGCTCTTTCAATGTCCTCGGTTTTGACTTTTTTATTTGCCACATAAATTGAAACCATGACGCCCATCGCTGCGATAATCAGACTAATGACCGCTGGATCTATCATATAATCACCTCCCCTATGATATAAGTTTCAGAAATGTATTTCTTCCTGCTATTCCGTCAACCGCAAGACTATTTCCCGCCTGATAATTCCTTACAGCTTTTTCGCAAGCCTTTCCTAACTCACCTGGCATCTCAACTCCATGCGGATTGTACCCGTTCATGAGGAGCAGCACTTCGAGCGCTGTCACCATATACTGAGTTTCTCCGTAACGAACAGTATGCTGTCCCAAGGCTGCCTTGGTTTTGCTTCCAGCTTCTCCGTCTATTACAAGTCCAGCATTGTAATCCTTATTCATCGCCCACTGCAAAATCTTGACTCCGTTCGCCTTGGTCTTTGAACCATATTCTCCGTCCTCCGGGATATTCGTTCCCAGTATGATATTGGAGATTGCTTGTCCTGCCTTTACGGCTTCTGAAACAGTTAAACCTTTATTCGCGTCATATACTGATACAATCGTTCTTTTTAGCTTTTCAGCTGGTTTTGACGGTGTATTTGTAGTCTCAGCTGTTTCTTTATTCGCGATCCCAAAATAGTCACATATACCTTTGGCCAGAGCTTTCCCAACCATATCAGAATTGTGAATAAATTCGTCGCAGTCTTTCTGATTGGTGTGGAAACCGAGTTCACAGTACATCGTCTTGGCTTTTGGGCTCTTTACTTCGATGAGCTCAGGCCGGACGGAAAAATGGGTCTTCAGCTTGCCTGGATATATTTCCTCTAAGCATGGCGCCACTGCATTGAAAATTTTGCGATATACCGCGTTGTCTTCCCAGAACATCAGCATGAGATATCTTGCTGAGGCGCCTGCTGCATTCGTATGTATTGGAACATATAAATCAGCTCCGAAGTTATTTGCTTCTCTGCTTCTTGCGCCGTTCATTACACCTGTATCAGCTGCTGCTATTTTCACCTCTATCCCAGAAGCTTTGAGATATTTAGCGCAGCTTTCCGCTATAGGCCTTGTGTGTTTATCTTCGTAGCAGCCTGCTTTCAGGCATTTATTTTGATTTACTCCGTGATTAGATGGTGATAAATATACTTTTGGCATTTCCTACTCCTCCTCTATTGTTTCTATGGTTACTTCCGGCAACCCGGCGACTGATGTCAATATGGAAAGCACTCCTGCCAGCATTGCTGCTGATACTACCATCTTCCAGTCTACCTCCGAGATTACTGCCGCCGTTCCTATCATGGCGACTGCAGACTGCGCTATCGTCTTGATTGCCCTCACTGCGGCTGCTTTCAGCCATGTTTTCCAGTTTCTTTTCATAATTGTCCTCCTTTTTTCTCATAAAAAATGACAACCCTGCTTGGATTGTCATAATTGGCTTGATTTTATTTTTTTTCTATGATATATTGGTGTCAAGAGGAAACCGCTAAAAACGGTTAACCGTCAGTAGCTAAAATAGCCGCCTAAAGGTTCGCAGCCGCGGCGGTTATTTTTTTATGTAAATGGTTATTCTGAATTTCTTAAAAGAAATAGTGATTCTCACCATGTTACCACCTTCCTTTAAATCCAAAATCCCTTTTGAATTTTGGAAGGTCAACCGCTTTCGCTCGTCCTCTTGACTATTTTAGTATATCACATTTCTTTAATTTATTCTACCGATACTTCCAGCTTCTCTAATCTTTCGCTGAGCTTCTCTATTGTCTTCTGCTGTTTTTGAATCATTTTGACCAATAGCGGAATAATCTCCGTATAATTCAGTCCCCATGACAATTTTTCATCGTCGATTTCTTCTCCGTGATACGGTTTTTCAACTCGCTCCGTTACTGTCTCAGCTTCGCCTTGTTCATTTTCTCTTTCTACAAGTTCCTCTTCTACAACCGATGCCTGCACCATAGCCATATCACCAATATTTAGGTCATTTATAACTTTTGCTACGTCTTGAGCGCCAAAGCCTAAATGGATTCTCTTCCCACCGTCATATTCGCCGTTTCTTTTATATGCTATAGGTCTGAGATTCATGATAAATTCTTCCTCTTTAAAATCGAACTCCTCGATTACATCCTTTTCCTTCAAATCCGAAGCTGTAATGGAATTCGTAAAAAACGCTGTATTCCAACGATATCCGGCTGAGCCCAAATAACATGTACCATTTACAAACGGCCTAAGTATTGTTCTCATTCCGTCAGACTGCTCTCTGAATAAATCTATAATATGACTTTTGTTGGTCGATAAATTGTTAGCACGCATATATAAATGTCCTATACCATAAAAACATACGTCATTATCGCTTGTATATATCGTCTTATTTTCTGCCCCGCTTGTTGTGCGCACCCATAAGCCGTCGCCGTTTTCAGCTGCGAACCCCCTTGCATAAACATATTTAAATCTGTTACTTATAGATCCTATATCATAAGTATCGTTAGCTCGAGGAGATATTATATTTGCAGATATATTTGCCACATTCAACCCCGCAAGCCCGCCAGCTCCATTGCCTAGGTTATATACGGAAATATTTCCATTCGTCCCGCCTACAGTCCTATAGTTCAGCCAAATATCACCTGAATATGCGCTTGGAACCATAGTTATTTTATTTCCAGAATGCACGAAATCATTTGTTGCCTTTAGGTTCGCTTTAGAACTAATTATCTTTTTTAAAATGGTTACAATTGACTTGCCCATTTATCTTCCTCCTATTTTGTTCGCTTCCAAAAATACACAGTTATGTACGGCTGGAGGTTATTATGTGCACCGCCGCCACCTGTTGTAGCAGTAGTTGAACTGTCATGCAGATAGCTCCACCCACTCTCGACATTCGCTCCATAGACAGTTTTTCAATTCGATGTAGCGCTTCCTACTGAAATTTTACCGCTTTTTCCATCGACAATATCTAATTCCGTAAAATGAATTGTGCTGTCACCGTTGACCGCCGAGTGGCTATGTGATGGTATTTGCGTTGTTGTCAATGTATGCGTCTTCGCTCCGCCGGTTTTCTCTATGGTGTTAAATTCTGTCTCGGCAGAGTTATATCCTACCAATGTTTTTCCTGCCGCAAATCTAACCCACGTCTGCGTCTTAAAAAATTTATTCGGGTCATATTTTGAATTAATAGATGTTATTACCGACCCTATTGGATAAATCCAGTCAATAAGTCTAGCTCCCCCCGAGGAGAGAAATGAGTTCATCATATTCTTCTTCGGTTATGGTGTAATCTACATTGCCTACATAAAATCCCTCTGTCTCTGCCTCTCCAAATAGTTTTACTCCTTTCCCTCCTGCGAGAAAAGACATCGCTATAACTCCTGTAGTCACTTCCTTTTCCGCCGTGTTTATTTTATCAGCCAGTTCCGCCACAAACTCATACGTTTCGTCCACAACTGTATTGTTTATAATCGTACTCACTGTAAACGTCCAGTCGGAAGTAGTCAAGGTTTTGCTCTGATAAGCCGCTGCCGTTGATTTTTTCCATTTCAGCGTCAGACTTCTGCTGTTCTGCCCATCTACACTGGCCACCTTGCCGCCTATCGTCACTTTCGTATACGTCCCTTGTGGATTCGCTGTGCCATCGGCGTTACACTGAAGATATGTCAGCGATGTAATTGTAGGGGGGGCTATATGGCAATACCGAAATACTTACTGTCTTGCTGGCAGAGCGATTCCTCGAATCCTTGACCGTCGTTGTTATAGAAAGCGTTCCTGATGAATTTATCACATTTGATGTGAAGCTGGCCGAGTTGTATGTAACGCCGTCTACCGGTGTGCTGTATGATTTTATGGTCGAGCTATAAGCGCCGGAGGCAGATGCCGAAATATTGAGTCTCGATAAGCCCTGAACGTATCTACTTCCAAAGGCAGATGTAACTTTCGATACGGCCTCAGATACGGAAAGTGCACTCACAGAAGGCTGGAACTCTGAGGTAGTAGGAATTGTGATATCTAAACCAACCTGCTTGCTTCCTATCATACTGCTTCCATTGTACGTGTCAGCCGCTATTGTTATTTTTCCAGTACTGCCTCCTGTAAAGCTGTTTGCTATCGTTTTCGGTACTGTCCATGAGTATGAAGTTCCCACTCCGGAGGCAATGAGAACCCAAGAACCGGAGCCTATCTTGTAATACAGTTTATGCGTAAATGAGCTTGACGCTCTCGGAGTACTTATCGTTACTGCGCTTCCTAAACTAGCTGTACTTGGAGACACTGAAGGTGTCGTTGCTCTTGGTATAGTCGTGCCGGTAAATGTGCCGCTCACACTTGCGCTTCCAAGCTGTACCCCTGAGCTAAACGATGCCGAGCATGAAAGGGAAAGCGAGCCGTTCGCGCTATGTGTCTGTGTGAATGAGCCTGAAGCTATAGTCTTTGAGCTTCCTTTGCTTACTCCTCTGACATCAAATGACGTTCCTGAATATCTCTTTGTCCCTCCTATGGTCACGCTGATACTTGCGCCTCCATTGCTCCATGAAGGAGATGCCACAAGCATTTTCACTTTTAGTGACCATGAAATCTTTCCGGCATTTGTTGCGGCAGACGTTCCCGACTCGCTTACTTCAAGAACAAGCTGTGCCCAGCCGGAACTGAAATTTTTCGTAAATGTCGCCATATTTCCTCCTATCCCAGATAAACCAGATTAAGGTTGTATCCGTTTCCGTATTTTTCGCCTTTTCGCCATGCCCAGTTTTCATGGAGCTTTAATTGATTCTCAACCGCGATGTTGCGCACTTCCAAAACTTCGTTGGTAAAACGTGCAACAGTTACTCCATTATATCTGAACTCAAGGGCATTATTTGTATACACCGAGACTATTGGTGAGTCTGACTTCCCTATGATTATTTCACCGTTTTCAAGACGTATAAACTGGTTCTGTTCTACTATGGTTTCTCCAGTTTCTGTTATCTGCTGTTGCAACTGTTCAAACCGTATTTCTATGGCTCCGGCGTTTTGCTCGATTTGAGTAGACATTTGCTCAATCAGATCTTCTGCCTGTTCTTTTGAAAAATATCCTTCGGTTACTGTCGATAATATATATTCTTCGGTTTGCTCTAGGCTTGAGGCCATTTCCTTTTGCGTTTGCTCAATATTTTTTTGAGCCTCATCTGCCACTTTATTTGCTGAATTTATAGCGCTTGCCAGTATTGCCGGCGTCTCTGTCATAGAATCATCTGACCACGTGATAACTTCCCTTGTCCATAAAAAAAGGCCGGATTCCCATGATGGCATATCTGTTGCCCAGCTTCCGTCTAGCAATTCAGTGTCCGATGACGACAAGTAATATTGTATCTCTTTCTCTTTTATTCCTAATCCAGTTTCTCCTTTTGCGCCAGTAAGACATGTTACCGCCATTACGGTTTCTGTCCCAGAGCCGCTCGTGCTTATGGCCTTTTGCCATATATACTTGCCGTCCTCCCAAGCCGGATAGCTCTCAGACCAACCCTCGGTCGGTGCTTCCTCAGGGCTTTCCGTCTTTGCATACATAAATTTAATGTTTGCTATTGTCTCTGTTTTTTGAGAATATGTGCTTGATACTTCGGTTTTAAAACTATCTATTGTCTGTTCAAGCTGAGAGTATTTAGTGCTCATTTCTGTCGTGGTTGCTAGGCCTTCTGTTGCTTCTTCTATATCTTGCTGCCATATTTTGCTCTCGATTTCTCCTTGTATGACTCCTATCTGAGTCCCTTGAGAAGAAATACTTTCTTCCAGCTCTGATATTTCCGTTGTAATTGTGTTAAAAGCTACGCTAAGCCTCTGTCCCTCGTCATCTATCGAGATCTGAGTTGCTTTTATAACGTTGGTGCTTTCGTTTATTTCAGAAAACAGCGAGTCTATATCAAGTTTTCCTGCTGAAATATTCGCATTGCCAGCGACCATATCATCTACAATTATCGGACTTTTTATCGCGTCTTTGTGGATTCCTGTTGCGTCAAACATGATCTTTCCGTCCGCGTCGAGAATATAGATGTTATAATCGTCATTTGCATCTTTCCTATCTGAACTCTGGTTCTATCCGCATCTTTAATTAAAATCGTATCCCCGGTGATATTTAATCTGCCGCTCTCAGAGCAGACGGTTACTTTATTAGTGTTAAGCTGCCCAGAGGTGATTTTATCAGCTACCAAAGAGACAATCTTTGCACTGTCTATCGTTGCGTCAGATATAAGCGCTATGACTGCGTCCGCAAATTCTGTCTGCAGAACGCTTCCGGTCGCACTGCCAAACATCAGCGTAGATATGTCTGCCACATCTGCGCTTACAATGCCAATATCAGCTTCTGCCGCAGTAAGTCTTTCTTTTACTGAGACGTTTTCCGCCTGCAGCTCTCCTATATCCGCCTCAATAGCCGTAAGCTCTTCTGTCTCAATTTTTTCTATGTCCGCCTCAGCTGCCGTAAGCCGTCCCGTTATGTTTGCAACGTCGCCTTGGAGCACTACTACTTTTCCGTCAACTGTGTTGATTTTCTCTGTATAGCTTGTAGCTATGACAAAATCGCCGTCCTCATATTGCTCTGTTTCCGTCTTCGGATTCTGACAGATATATATTTCAGAATTTTCGTCAAACCACAAATCCCCCTCATCATAAGGGGGATTTGGTTTGCTTATAAATACTCTTCTCTTGTCGTCAGCTGTATCCTGCGCTGCTTCTGCTATTGCCAGTGCGACGGATAAATCCTGGTCCTGTATCTTTACCCAGCCATAATATCCGTTGTCTTCGCTGAAGCCGTATGAATACCCTGTGTCTCTGTCATAATATAGGTCGCCTACATGGCTTTGATAGTCTTCAGGATTCCATTCTGATGCCGGGTAATTCGCAAGGCTAGGCATGCCGCTTCCGAACCAGATTTCTGCCTTGTCATCAATTTTATCTTGAAGTTTCATAAACTCCTCAAGCGATGTATTTATGAAATCGTTGAGAGTCTGATTCGTTTTTGTTACGCCTATCCGCGCCTGCTCCGTCGCTTTTCTTATATCTGCTAGACCTAATTTGCGTTCGAGGTCTTGAGCGGTCCTCACTCCGCTTATATCACGCTTGCTATTCATAACTCATTACCACCTCACATTCCCCTCGCTGTCGACTGTAAATTCCATTGCTTCCAAAGCTTCCTTGATATCGTTATAGCTTAGATATTGCTGACTGTTTAAATATTCGACAATTTCGTAATTATATGTGTCGTCTGATGGATACTGCATCTTATATAAAATTAGCTTTGAGCCATAGCTTGTATTTAAGCTATTTATGTAATTCACAATCTTTGCTTTCTTGGTTCCGCTTATACTCTTTCCATTGCTGTCCCTGTCAGCTTTGAAACTACTGATTTCTTCTCTATACTTTTTGTAAGAACTATAGCCGCCGACGGTCTTCGATATTGAATATTCGCCCGGGTTTTTAGTTGCAAAATCAAATTCCTCAAAGCTTCCGTAATCTTCATATCCGTCAAGGTCCACTTTCTCTTTTCTGTCTAAAACATTATTCGCCAAAAGATTCTTCTTGCTTACCGGCAAATCTAAGCTGCTTATGTAATCGACCTTTTCCGGCTTAGTGTCTCTTTTTTTGATCTCGTCTTTATATTTCCAGTAATCGCCGATAGGTATATTCAATTCTTTGTATTCTTCTATATCTTTTGTTTTAAGAGGTATACGCTCTTCATCAAAGTATTCTCTTGCATTTTTGTTGGCGTATTGCCCGAAGAGGCCTGCCTGTATCCTGTTCATTACCGTATCTTCTACCGGGTATCTTAAATTGCCGCTGTTAGTGTATGAGCCTTTGACCGGAAGGTCTTCGTCGAACATCTTTAAGCCTTGGTACGTTTTTTTAATCTGGCCATACCCTGCGGGCAATAGATATGGTGATGCTTCTAAAAGAGTCTTTAGCCTCGACTTTTCATTTCCATACGAATCTTTTCCAGTTACGAGTTCTTCTACAGGTAGCATAGAGGATATCGGAATACGTCCTCCCGTCAATGTACTCGTATAGGGTAAATCTTCCAAAAGTTCAAAGAAAGCTTGCTCCAAGTTATCTTTAAATGTGTCTTCTGAGTCTTCGTCGTCTCCAATTCCCAGCATCGTCATCAAGACAGATATAATGTCAAACGCGGGATTATATCCGGTCACAGCTTCAAAGGCTTTTCCGAACAGATGTTGGAATACTGCCAGCTGAGCCAATGTAGATGTTATTTTAGCCGCTTTTATGGAATTTCTTTTCTTTGCACTTGAAATGCTCTCTGTATCAATTTCAGCTTCCTTTACAGTATCATACAGCATGCTGTCGAGCTGGTTTCTTACTTCAAGCTGAAACTTTGCGAAAATATTCATTACTTTTGAATTATATAGCTGCGGCATCTGTCCCAGCGACCTGTCTCCCAAAAGCTTTGCTGCCCATTTTCCGGCTTGCTCATGCGCGTCCGCTTCAGACATGCCCCTGCGTATATATTCATTATATTTTCCTCGAACAACAAACTCCGTTGTAATATCGTCTACAGCCTGCATCATGACATAGCCTCGATCAGTGGCTTTTTGCCAAGGCGTACGATAAAATGAACTCGAGCCTTTTCTTCTGACTATGAAATCATTCTGCTCGGCGAAGCCATCATCTTCACCTCTGAGGTTATTTAATTTATTGGACGCTGTTTGAGCAAAGGCTTTTATTGCATCAGCCTTAGGCATTTTAGAAATTCCTTGCACTCCGGCAACGAGGTTTGTTAATGCAGATGAAATATTATATCCTACCGCGTTTCTTCCGGCTTGTTTATCAAAGAAATTTAGCACTGCAAGACCTTTTCGCCCGAAAATTGACTCAAATCCTCTGTCTAGAGCCGCTGTTTTGCCGGCGAGAATATTCGCCTGTTCATTTATGAATCTTGCAAAGGTGGACAAGTGCCCGTCATATACACGCTTTATTTGTTCTTCTTGTTGTTTCCTGTCAAGTTCATCAAGGTTTTCAAGTCCCTTTGCCTGCCCATAAGTATCAGCTATATGCTTCCATATCGCCCTCAGCGTCTGTATGTCGTCAATATGGTAGATCTGGCGGCCTGCTGCAAAAGCATACCTTTCCATTCCCCTTAGTGCGCCGTATGTTGTTCTTATTCCTGTTCTGCGATTGGCTGAGGCGAAATATGGCTGTCCCGGTCTTAACCCTGCCGTTATCCCATTTAAATCAGACGGTAAATCTTTCAATTTAATGTCGTTAATGTTAAATGGTATTCCTATCTTTGAAAAAGTATCTTCCATCGCGTGGAAATGTAAAAAATAATTTTCTCTTTTAGGAATTTCCGGGTACGCGTTTCGTTTTCTCGTTTCATTTATCATTCTGAGCGTGTTATCATAAAACGCTCTCACTTCTGGATCCCTTGCAAGTTTTTTAATATTTTCCTGCGTTTGTTCGTCTGGGAAGTCTTTGGCCAGTTCCTCATCACCATACCTAACATATTCTTGTTTCTTATTGACGTAGAAACCCTCTGCATACATCTGCACCGCCGCGTCCTCTTTGGAACCGGGTTTTATATTGTATTTCTCGCTAAGGCGAGGAAGCAATCCGGTTTTTTTACCTGTTATAGTATTGAGCCACCTTACACATTTACTTTCATTTTCGGCTTCCTTGTTTATAGTCAAATCATTTATTATCTGACCGGCTTTATATCCGAAAGTCTTTTCTATAAACCTTTGTGGCGTGTTATCGACAGAAGAAAACGTCGTCTTACTTTTTGCATTTGAGAAAACCTCGTCAATATCATATCCGTTGTTTTCAAATTCTTTCCTTATTCCCTCAAAAAGCTCATCTTGTACTTCTGCTCGAGTCTTTTTTCTCTGCGGTATGCTAAAAAACCTGTCATAGATTTCTGCTCCGACTTCTTCCGCATCTGGAGTATCTTCTATTTGATAACTTCTCTGAAGACTTGACATGATATTTTCCAATTCTTCTGGCATTGCTTTAGGGTCCATGTCGATATCGAATATATCAGGATAAAGTTCTGACCAATCTTCCCACACGGCCTCAAGGCTTGTTCCATCTTTTGAAAGAATGATCTTCCCCATCATATTTTTTCTATATTCATTATAACTTCCATATTTTGCTTCAACTTCTGTCTTCTGTTCAGAATCCAATTTAACTTTTGTTTGTCTTAACAGTCCAAGAACTTCATTTGCTTCGTCTGTACGCACTTTTTTACTTTTTATATTTTCTACGATTCGCTGACCTATGTCAGTAGATATTCTTGCAATTTCTTCTTCATTGTATTTTCCCTCATGTATTCCCTTGTATAACCTAGCTATATCTTTCGTCGGGTCATATTTGCTGCCGTATAATCGTTTAATTTCTCTGGAGGTGCTGCCAATAGCTGAACGCAGTAACGGCCGCTGCTTTTCCTCTCCTCGCGGCTGCGTGTTTACGTATTCTGTAATCTTTTCTGTAGCCTTAACCGGCGCAATGTCTCCGCTCATTTCAGTAGTTTTCGGCTTTATATCTTTCCTGACAGGCGCAATATCCTCCATGACAGTAGCTGCATTTTCCGTTTTGCTTCCAGCCTCCGGCAATATATCCCCGCGGACAGGAGCGATGTCGTCACCCGTCTTTCTGTTTTTTACAAGAACATCTTTGCCGTAGATTGCCCAGCCTTTTACCGGAGCTATATCCTCGCCTCGTTTGCTTAGATGATACTTTATATCTTCCGGGGAATATTTCTGATTTTCCTGCGTATCATAGTTATATATCTTGACATCTTTTATGAGGTCAGGTATAGTAATAGTAGAAGGCGACCCAATGGAAGCGGAAAGCATTTGCTCAGCCGCTTGGGCGTCTTCTTTATTTTCTATCACTTCCACTCTGACTACATATAAAACATCGTATTTTTCACCACTTCGTGCCGTTATCAATGCTCGCTGCGCCTTGTTGTTCATATAGATAGGTGCGACGAAATAATGAAATTCCTCTCCATTGTTTTTTTTCTGATTCTCGTGCGTATCAAGATATACGGCATTTTCAAAAAGTTCAGGTAAATATGCTGCTGCGTTTAGGTTCTCAATATAATTATGACTTTTGCTCCAAGGATTAAACCTTTTTGTGGGATTCAGAATCTTTCCAATTGTTCTGCGATTTATATCCGCCTTGTATCCTGTCGCCTTGTTCTCATATGTTCCCCTTGGGAGATTCTTTACTCTGTCCTGTAACTCAGCTAATGCAATTTTGTTGTTCTTCTGCACTGTTATGTATTGATTGTTTACTACGTATGGTATTTCTGTTTCCTCTGTGATGTTTTTGTTTCTAAGAGAAAACTTTACATCTAAATTTTCCGAATCAGCGGTATTTAAAAAAGCACCTTTATAAGGTACTTTTTCATCTGTTATTCCTCTCCCTACCAAACTTCCCAAAACATTGGAATCTTGTCTATTTTTCGTTGGTAATAGTGGCTTGTTTTCCTGATCATTTCTTTCACCAACTTCTTTGGTAATATCTTGTATAACTTGGACAGTCTTCTTATCATTACCCGTTCTTTCTTGCTTAATTTGAAAAACATCATCTCCTGTTCCTCTTCTGAAAGCACCCTCGTCATAATTTGGATAGACTCCTTTCCGTTCTTCTTCGGTTAACTCCGCTCTTTCCGCTACGCTTCTTGCTTCTCTTTCTCCCATCAGGTTCTGATAAAATTGGAATTTAACCTTTTCATCTATTTCCTTTAAATTATAGTATTTTTTAATAAAACCGTCAACCAGCGCTTTTCTATACTTATCTCCGCCCTCTTTTGCGTCTTGCTCCTCTGCCTTTTTAACATCTTCCGGCATAAGATTCTCAAGATATTTTGCAAATTCATTTCTCACTACATTTAAAACTTTTTCAGGACTTCCTCCTCGTTCAAAGTCCTCAATAGCTTGTATACGGTGCTGAATCTCATGCAGCAGTGTCTTTTTAAACTGCTTTTCATCTCTAAAAATGTCTTCTCTTATCTTAATAGTGTTTGTAATCTGGTTAAAGCTTCCCCTTGGCGCTCCCTCCTCATTTTCTATAATTTCCAGGTTGACGTCTTCTAATTGCGGATATGCCTTATATAGATCGTCATGCTTTAGTACTTGCTTCAACTTTGATATGCTTTTATCGTTAAATTTTTTGGAAAGTTCGATATATTCAGTTCTCTCTTTATCTGTAATTTCTCCTCTTAAAAACTTCTCAAATAGTTCATTTGTACGCTTATATTCAGAATTGTCTAGTAAATCTGCATCTCCCCGAGTTCTGACTATGGCTTTGCTATCGTCTATCTCATATCGCCATTCATGATCATTTCCATATTTCCAGCCTGTTTTATACCATATTTCTTCTGCACTCTTGCCCTCTTCAAGCATCTGCGCGGCTTTCTGCTTCATCGTTAAATCTGCAGTGCGGCTTCTTTTGCCGGCCAAAGAATATTTTATGTTGCTTTTTTGCTCGGTGTTGGATATACTATTGGTAGAAGATGTTCGCAGGAATTGAGACTTCGGGTTCTTCCCGTATGAGCTCATTATGTCCTGTGTAACATCTTTTATTTTTGTTACATCTTTGAAAAGCTTCCCCCTTTTTATGTTCATAATATTTATAACTGCTTCATAGTAACGATCTCCTATTTTAAATAGTGTATCAAAATAATCAAATCCACCTGTTATATTTTTATGAATATGTCCATCTTTACCATCAGCTTCATTTCTAAAATTAACACCCGCATCTAAAAGATTGTCAATCTCGCCAGAAGTTCTTAATTTTGCCTCATATATATCTCCACTAATATATTTACTAGGATTTGAATACTCATCTCTTCCCTTCCCATTGACAAACATTTTATTATCAATTCCTACTACTTTTCCAACGAACTTTTCATTTATAATATCTTTTGCAATTCTAGGAAACTCTGATATATTATGTCCTTCAAAACGCTCCTGCATCTGATCCACTTCCACGAATCTCCGGCCGTCTTCAAATTGCTTTAATGAATACTTCACCTCTTCAGCTGAATTTTGGGATTTTATGTTGCTTTTTTGCTCGGTGTTGGATATACTATTATTAACATCAGGTTGGCGAGAAATGGCGTATTGTTGAACGCCTATCTCGTTGGCCTGTATTTTTTCTGTCAAAGTTTCATCTTTTCCATAAAACTTTTTAGCATATGCTACCTTTTCTCCGTTTTGTAAGACGCCTATTGAAAAATCAATCTTATATGCGTTGCTTCCATCGTAAAAGCTGACAGTCCTTGTATCAAAATTGATTATCCCTTGTTCTTTGTGGCGTTCATTCTTATCAGGTATATTGGAATTTTGCATTTTGGAGTTAGTCAACAATTCTTCGAGATTATAATTTACACTCTCATTAAGTGCCTTAATATCCTCAATACCTCCAACATTTTTAGGATATCTTCTAAACAGTTCGTTGTACATGTCTTTATCAGGTAATCTCTTAAGAATATATACGTCGCCATCTTGCAGCCTTATTGTCTTTCCAACTAAAGAATTGAATACTTCTCTCTGGCTCGCTCTCGTACCGTCATCTTTTACGAACGTCCCTTTTTCGGCTCTTACATATTCAGTACCGTCGGAGAGATTCTCCAATGAATATTTGACCTCTTCATCTGAATTTGAATATTTTATGTTGCTTTTTTGTTCGGTGTTGGATATACTATTAGTAGAAGATGTTCTGAGGAATGTAGACTTCGGGGTTTCCCCATATGAGCTACTGATGTCCTCAGTAACATCTTTTATTTTTGTTAAATCTTTGAATAGCTTTCCTTTTTCAACGTTTTTAATGTTTATAGTTCCCTGGAAATATTTATTTCCGATTTTAAAAATTGCATCAAAATAATCAAAACCGCCAATAACATCATTGTGTATATGTCCGTCTTTCCCGTCAGCCTCATTTCGGAAATTGAAGCCTGCATCAACTATGTTGTCTAATTCTATAGACGCTCTCATTTTAGCGTCGTGCTCCTCGCGACCAAGTTTTTTAACTGGGAATCCATATTCTCCCGCACTTCTGCCATTTACGAAAACACGATTGTCAATTCCTATCACTTTTCCCGCAAACTTTTCTTTAATAATCTTTGTCGCTAATGCTCCCTGCTCGCGCGTTGTTAGCCCATCAAAGGAAGTTGTATCTTTATCCACTTCCACGAATCTCCGGCCGTCTTCAAATTGCTTTAATGAATACTTCACC